TCGCTCGTTCAGTTCGTTTGCTTCATGGCTACGTTGTGGCAAAGCATGGGAATTAGAACGCAAATTAAAAGCACCATCTGAGCCAGCATGGTGGTTTGTCGGAGGGCAAGCCTTTCACTCGGCGGCAGAATTGTTTTTGCTAAACGAATTTAAACAGTCACAAGACAAATCCAAGTATGCAGACGTACCTTTCTGATGGAAGATAAAATTGGAAACATTGAATCAACCCCAGGTCAGGAAGCAGACTACCGTTCACTCGGTCCAATCAGAGTCTGTCCATGTGGCTCCGAATGGTGGAACGTACAGGTTAAGTTTGACCATGACTATGAAATTGGAATGTACGCAACTGATGCCAGATGCGTCCTTTGCGACAGCAAGGCCACAGTTGTTACTGCGATAGATAAGGAGTTCTGATGGGACGCAAGCACGCAAAGATTGTTAGTCGTGATGCTTTTATGAAATCATTTGTTGAGGCTGAGTACATCATGCGTAAGAATCTAGCAAGGCAAGTTGAAGAAGCAATTAAGACAGAAGCAAACCCCGCCACTATTGCTGGCATGAGAAAGTCTGTTGAGATTATTTTTGGAAAGGTTGAATCCAATGACATGGGATAGCATGTGGGATGAATCTTTTTTAAATCATATTGCTGATATTGAGCAACGCAACCCTGGAACCAACCCAACTGATTGGCGCATTGGTGGCAGGTCATCCGCCAAGAATCCCGACAAAGAAAACAAAGCATGGTGGGATGAAAACGGCAAGAAGATGTTTTTTGATTTTATTAACGCTTGGCAAGAATCCCACTTTGAGTTGTGGGTATCAGAAGACAATACGCCTGGAGTTGAAATAGAATTTAACCAGATGTTTGGCAAGGTGCCAATCAAAGCGTTTGCTGATGCTATAGTTGTTACCCCCGCTGGGGAACTGGCAGTTGTGGATTTCAAGACTGGCTCTTACATGCCCGACTCGTCTATGCAACTGGGCGTGTACGCCTGCTGCATGGAGATGCAGTATGGCGTAAGACCGAGTAAAGGTTATTTCTACTCAGCGCGTAAAGGTTTATTTCTTGAGGCCAGTAGTATGGATAAGTGGACAATCCCAGTTATGACAGAAATGTTTCAACAGTTTGCACGAGGATTAGATAATGATATTTATTTGCCTAACATCAGCACGATGTGTGGTACTTGCGGAGTTAAAGATTACTGCTATGCTTATGGCGGACAACTCGCAGAGATTTACGACCCACTAGCAAACATAAAATAAGGAGAAACAAATGGCAACAGAAGGAACAAAGTTCCAAGTCAATTATAAGTTGGCAGATGGAACACTCATCAACATATACGCAGCAAATGCACTAGAACTTGAGTCAGGCCTTACCGAATTGGCAATGAACGCTTCTCTAATTAAGAGCACAGGCGTTGACCTTGGCACATCGGGCGCTTTGGCAGCAAACATTATTACTGCTGCATTTCCAGGTGCTACACCAGTTCAGTCTTCAGTCATAGAAGAAGGTTCATGTAAGCATGGCAAGTTGACTTACCGTACTAGCAAGCCAGGCGCTCCCAAGGAATGGAAGGGCTACTTCTGCCCATCTCCGCAGGGGACACCAGACCAGTGCGCTCCTAAGTTCCTCCGTTAAGGTAACTGATGCTGTCGTTAACACAGGCAGCAGTGCGAAGCACACACGATTTCCAAATCCTGCCAGACTTATTCCCGTCACTTGCAGCCGACGGGATTAAGTTTCGCAGAGGACAGATGACAATGATTGCAGGTCAGCCAAATGCTGGCAAGTCGCTCATCGCTCTCTGGATGGCAGTCCAAATGAAAGTGCCAACGCTGTACATCTCCGCAGATACTGACGCATATACCACAGCACTTCGTGCCGCAGCCATGGTGACGGGTCATCAAGTTTCCTCAGTTGAGGAAGCGTTTATGACTGGTGAAGGCAAAGATTATTACATTGAAGAACTTGGCGCTATTAACCACTTACAGTTTGATTTTGCACCATCCCCTACATTAGATGAGATTGACCTAGCCATCCGTGCATACGGCGAATCTTATGGTGAGTACCCCCATATGATTATTGTTGACAACGCAATGAACGTTGTCTCTATGACTGGTGATGAATGGTCTGGTCTTCGTGAGATAGCAAAGGCCATGCACCATATAGCACGCGAGACAGATGCAGCAGTCCTGTTACTGCACCACACTTCGGAGTCTGAGAGCAGACCCGATATGCCACCAAGTCGTAAGGCTATTCAAGGCAAGATTGCACAATTACCTGAGATGATTTTAACGGTGGCTCTACTACCCTACTCGGGTGAGTTTAGGGTTGCAGCAGTAAAGAATCGCTTTGCCAAACACAGCGCAACTGGGGACCATTACGTTACGTTGTATGCAGACGCTTCACGCATGACTATGTATAACGATATTGTTTCACATAAGTTTGCCGCCGATTGGAGGGATGCTGAGTGAGGCGTAACTATTGGTGCGATGATTGCAGAGTAGGTGGTGGTTGGGATTTTGATGCTAGTGAGACTCACTTTCCCTGTGTCTTATGTAGCAAACCATTAGAATTAAGGAGTGCCGTATGAGTGCCGCTAACAAACGCAAGGGTTCTTTGTTTGAGACTTCAGTGCTTAAGTTTCTACGTGGCAGGGGAGTTTTAGCCGAAAGGCTAAGGCTCGCTGGCAAGGATGACGAGGGAGATATCGTCTGCATTGTGGCTGGTAGACCTTACATCTTTGAACTCAAGGCTACTGCCAAGATGGCACTGCCCCAGTTTTGGCGCGAGGCCACAACCGAGGCAGCCAACTATGCCAAGGCACGCAACTTAGAGGCAGTCCCACCAGCCTATGTTATTGTTAAGCGCAGAAGTGCTGGCATTGAGCAAGCGTGGGTAATACAAGACTTAGACCAATGGCTTAAAGTACAAGGAGTAGCAGAATGAATGAATCAGCACGAGTAAATATAGACGAATCCCAACCAACTAAGTATGTTTTAGAGTTATTTGAAAAGGCATCTGGTCAGGAGCGAGAGTGGCTGCGTGATGCTTACGTTAAACTACGCTCATCAGATAATCAAGAGCGTGAATTGCTTAAGGTTAATGAGGCAATTAAAGAGCAACGCCTACAAATCCAGATGATGAGAGACAAGATTGCTCTCTATCGCATCATCGCCAGCCAGTCGAAAAAGTTATATTGGGATGCAGAACTTATCTAAGCCAGACCTGGCTGCTGTGCTAGAGCACTACGGTCTCCAGGTTTCAAATAGGCATGGGTGGACCCCATGCAAGTGCGTCATACATGATGACACGCAAGCCAGTGCTGCATACAACCTTGATAATCAGGCGTACAACTGTTTAGTGTGCCAGGTTCTTGGAGATGTATACACCTTAGTGCAAGCAAAAGAAGGATTGGACTTTAAAGATGCTAAACGAAAAGCAGAGAGCATTGCTAACGGACGCAGCCGAAAGATACTCCAGCAATCTAACACAACAGGCTCGCTCCTACCTAGAAGGTCGGGGTCTGACCGAGGCAGCAATAAGTATGTTCCGTCTTGGAAGCGTCGTGGAGCCTAGTGCTGGCCATGAACTTGCAACGGGCATGTTATCCATTCCTTACATCACTCCCGCTGGTGTGGTGGGTATTAAGTTTAGGAGAATAGATGATGGTTCGCCCAAGTATTTATGGCCTACGGGTCAAAAGATTGGCCTGTTTAATGTGCTTGATTTGCATAAAGCAAGTAGCACGATTGCCATATGCGAGGGTGAAATTGATACCATTGTGCTATCGGGTTGTGCGGGCATACCTAGCGTTGGGGTGGCTGGTGTATCTCAATGGAAGCCATGGTTCCCTAAGTTATTCGAGTCATACTCGCGCATACTTATCTTCGCAGACAACGATGTTAAAGAGGATGGACGTAATCCTGGGCAGGAACTTGCCAAAAGAATTAAGGAAGATTTAGACAGGGCTGAAATTATCCACCTGCCAAGCAATACGGACGTCAATGAGGTATACTTACACCATGGTAGTTCATGGTTTGAAGAGCGACTAAGCGCATGAAGCGCCCAACGTCTATTAAGATATTTGGTCAGAAGTATAAGATTCGCTATGACCATATGGACGAAACATCTTATGGGCAAACAGATGCAGATAACAATACTATTTCATTGCGCCCAGGAATGCCAGAAGATAAACTTATACGTGTCTTAGGACATGAGATTACCCACGCCATCATCAATGAAACCCCCATGTCTATGCGTAAACGCTTTGATGTTGAGGAAGTGTGCGACATTGTTGGCTATCATGTGATTGATACCCTTGCCGCAAACCCAGAGATTGTTGCGTACATCTTGCGAGAAATAGAAGAAGAAGTTGAGCCCAATGGCTGACTTGTCTGATTTTGATTTAGATTTTACCTATGGCCATGAGGGTGAGCAGTTGGTCAGGGATATTCTTACTGGTGGATTGACTGTTGAGGTTAAGCGAGACAGGAGGTGGGTTGAGACGGGCAATATTTATATTGAGTCGGCTTTTTACTCACGCGCTACCCATAACTGGATTCAGTCTGGCATTATGGTAACTAAGGCAGATAGGTGGGCTATCGTTCTTGAAGGGCTGGTCATTATTGCTACAACCGTAGACATTCGCAGGGCCGTTGATACCTACGGCAGACCCATTAGTAACAACATACAACCCAACCCCAGCAAAGGGTTTCTTATTACGGTTGACGACTTGATGAAGGTGCAACGTGGCTAATACGTTTATGTTTGGGCCGAAGGATGGCTCAAAAGTTCCAGAAATTTTATGGATACTACCAGCAGTTGAACTACAAGAGCGCACAAAAGATGGTATGTTTATACATAGATATGTCTTAAACAATGAAGATGACAACTACTACTACGTAGGCGTAGTGCGAGAGGACCACAATGGGTAAGGACAAATTTACAACAGATGTATGGCAGATTATGGACAAGGCGGGCAATTTGCTCATCAGTAAACACCATGATTACGGCCCAAAGAACATCAGTCAGTCGCCAGGTGGCCCACTTAACGGCCTGCGTGTACGCATGTGGGATAAGACAGCACGCATCAACAACCTCATTGATTCTGGTAAAGACCCAGAGCATGAATCGCTTAAAGATTCATTCATTGATTTACTCAACTACTCAGCCATCGCCTTGATGGTACTTGAAGGGAATTGGCCCAGTGAATAGACTATACAATTTAAGAATTGCGTTTGGCGTTTGGCTTCTTGTCATTGCGTTACGCATAGCAGACCTTGAACTTGAGGATGATTTTGTTTTTGATTGCGACTGCGGAGGCGATTGCAACTAATGAAAAAAATCGTAATCCTCAGCGATTTGCAAGCACCATACCATGATGTGGGTGCAACGAATGCGATTAAAAGATTCATTCGTGCATACCAACCAGATGTTGTTGCAACTTGCGGGGATGAGATTGATTTTCCACAGATTAGCAGATGGGAAGAGGGCGGCGAAGGTGAGTGGCAACGAGACTTAGGCCGCCATCGTGACGTTACTGTTAAGTTACTTGAGGACTTGCGTGTTAACCACATGGTTCGTAGTAACCACAGCGATAGACTCTATAACAAAATTAAAACAAAGGCTCCTGGCTTTCTTGGGTTGCCAGAACTTGAGATTGAAAACTTTTTACGCCTTCCAGAGTTAGGTATTAAGTACCACAAGGACCCGTATGAGATAGCGCCAGGTTGGCTACTCATGCACGGTGACGAGGGTAACGTGCAGCCAACGGCTGGCGCCACTGCGTTGGGCTTGGCTAAGCGTGCAGGTATGAGCGTTGCATGTGGACATACCCACAGGGCGGGGCTTACCCACCACACGCAGGGCTGGGCTGGTAAGACACGCACGATATGGGGCATGGAACTGGGCAACCTTATGGATTACAAGCACGCTAGGTACATCAAGGCTGGTTTGTTTACATGGAACAAAGGCTTTGGTATCTTGCATGTTGATGGGCAAAACGTTGTACCGCAATTGGTACCCATTGTTAATAATTCATTTGTCGTAGACAGTAAAGTGTGGCGCTGGTAGTGGCTACATTGGAAGACTCAATTGAAATTGCAAAGACTGTTGCACGCAAAGTTCATCGTCGCTACCACACATACTTTGATGTTTCTGATGTAAGCCAGGAACTTACGGTGTGGATACTCAAGCGGCAGGACAAAATTGTTGAATGGTTAGAGCACCCACTTGGCTCTGAAGAGTACAAGATGGGTGTCAGAAAGTTGGGCAAGACTCTTACTCGTCACGCTGATAAGTATTGTCGTCGTCTTAAGGCACAAAAATTAGGTTATGAATTAAGAGACGAACAGTTCTACGATGAGATTACTTTGTCAGAGTTGCTTCCATTTGTGTGGTCGGACATAGTGAGCACCACTGATGCCAGCAAGCCAAAGGTATCGGGTGGTGGTAACCCTGCCGAGGGTGGCAATTATGTAGTCCAGTTGTTTGATATCCGTAGAGCCTTGGCTAAGTTATCAGAGATGGACAGGGACGTGCTCGAACTACGTTATGCAGACCAGTTATCTTTTAGTGTATTAGCGGAAGAGTTGGCCTGCTCTGAGACTACGGCACACCGTAAGGTGGACGGAGCACTTAGGCGCTTGACCAATGAACTTGGCGGGCCTAACCCTTGGAAGATGAGAGATGAGTAATGCAATACGAATACGCATGCAGGGTGTGTAATCTTGATAAGATAGTTGAACGCTCGATACATGAGGATGAGAACATCCCCTTGTGTTGCGGTGAGTTAAGCACTAGAAAGTTCTACGCTGCACCAGTTAAGTTTCTTTCGAATGGTTTTTACTCCACGGGAGGATAGGTTTGCATAAGGGGAAGATGCAAAACAATAAGCCCTCGTGTCGTAAGACACGGGGCTTTGTTGTATCTACTCGGTAATAGTTGACGGGTGTTGGAGTAATCCTATAAATGCTTTACTGTTGATATCCACTGCACACATACGTTTCTTATAATCTTTAAGTAATTGATTGCGCGTAGCGTATGGCCCGATAGCCTGCCATACATCACCAGCGCCAGGGTGGTAAGCGATAGCGACATACTGCTCTCGTTGCCACATGCACTCTTCGACCAACTCCCATACTGCTTTGGCTAGCCACTCTACAGTGGGCGCCTCTTCATCTAGTAGGGCTATTAACTTCTTGAGTTCTGTTGGTTTGGCGCTCATCCCAACTCCTTCATTTTCTGCTGTACTGCCTCAAGGTTCTCCCGCGTTGAGAGATATCCATATATTTCTTGGTTGTCTAGATATTGCTTAATACCTAAGTTGCGTAGGTTACGGCTAAAAATAACGTACTCGTAGTCATCGGTGCCATCTATGTAGATAACCTTGTCAAAGACATCCCTTCGCATGAGGTAGGTGCAATGCACCACATCACAAACAATAAGTCCAGTTATCTTCTGTCTTAATATCTGATAGTACTGGTCGTTGTCCATAAAGTATCCGTTGGGCGTAGCCATGTTATGCCAATTAGAATAGGCAGGCTGTTCAACATCTGCACTGCCCAGCATGGGTGCCACCACTGGCAGGTTATACCCAACCATTGTGGATAAAGTGTGTGGCTTGACAAAGTTATCCACATCTACCACCCAATAAAAGTCTGCCTGTGCATGCCAAGCACCCTCTACAGAGCGTTCTCTGATGGCTCCAAGCGCCTTAAAGCGCGTTGGGTTCCACTCATGCACACCGTACTGTTGTAGGGGTGTCTCAAGGTCTGTGTAGTCTGCAACCACATGCCGATACCACTTGCTGTTCTCATCCAACCACTCTTTAAGTATCCTGGAAGTGTTGTCAGTGTTGTTGTTGCTGCGTACATATAAAATCATTCTGTCTTTGGGGTAGTCCCATTCACTTAATGACTTAAGCCATGCAGGTAGCATGGTCTCCTTCTGCTTGGCTAAGATAGCCACAAATACTATAGGTTTATTCATATTGATATTTCTGTTTCATGCTTACACTCTTCGCATGGTGCGTTTGCTAAGTCGCCTTCAACATACACCGTAACGTCTTCGTTCTCATGGTTGCAAGAGGGACACTCCCAAGTCCAATCCATTTCGACTACATTGACTCCATTACTCATTTTAATACCACCCCTTTACCAGTTCATGTCTTAATGCGTAACAAGCATTGTTAGCATATCGTGTTCGTATGTATTTTAATCCCCATTTTACCTGTGTCAAGGGATTGGTAACGTAATCCGTACCTACCGACTTCATCTTGTTTGCAGGTAGCGCCTGAGGAATACCCAGTGCGCTGCCCTGTGTCGTGCGTAAACCCTTTGCCCTATAATCCCAATGCGATTCCATAGTCCACAGCGTATCTAAACATTTCCATTTAATCTCATCTTGGTTATACAAGACACGCGCCCTGATGCGTACCTCATCGGCGCTCAGCGAATGTTTAATTGTCTTAGTATGTAAGACAGAAACGGGCTTGATGAGAAGCGTGCTATAACCAGCGAATAACACTGTCCCTAGGCTAAAAAATACAACTCCGTATTTTGTGTTCCGTTTAATGGGCGTACTCCAATCGTCGGGGCGGGGATGCCCTGCTTAGTTGCTTGCCTTCTAATTGCTTTATCTATGTTTGGCGCTCCGCCTGGCGTGACGTATCTGCCTTGTTTCTTGGCTAACTCTTGCCTCTCATATGGCATGGTTCCGCCATAAATTCCAGCATATACAGAACTACTCTCCGCCATTGCGTAAGCAAAACACTCGGCAATTACGGGGCACCGTTGGCAAATTCGTAACGCCACAACGCCATCTTGAACTTGCTCTGAATACTTTGTGATGCTTGATTCATGTTGAGGAAAGAATGTATCCGTATCTGTGCCGATACACGCGGCTATATCTTGCCATTCATAGGTCATTAGTTTCCAATTCTTTGTTGTTTGCTTGTTATATGCCAGCGCTTGCAGAAAGGGCAGAGGTACGAGGAGGTAGGTCTTAAACCATAACTTGTGTCCCACCTACTCGTACGCCACACTTGCTCAATCATCTTATCTGCTTTTACTTTATTTGCAAAACGTATCTTCTTCTTGCATATTTCTTTTTGTTTTTTTTTCCATTCTGCTTGGGTCATTCGCCCTGTTCCCTGACTATGGAAAGATAATGTTGCTCCCCGTCAACAGCGACTTGTTGCCCCGCGTTATCCATTAACGCGCAGTCGTAGCCAGCCTGCCATGCTTCGGCTAGCGCCCTGTGCAGTGCATTAACCACTGGTTCTGCTAGTAGTTCCGTGGGTGTCTGAGTCATTCGCCCGCCCCCTCTCCACATTCGGCACATTCGGGCAGCCTCTCCCCATTCGGGATGGGTATTGGATAATCAACGCCACATTCGCACCGATAAGTGAACGGGTAACAGGTAATACAGCCATAAGCACCGCACCCAAAATCGGGGTTCTTTCCGCATGAATAACGCTCGCTCATTCGCCCTGCTCCTTATTCTGTATTAAGTCATGGTAAGTTTCTAATTTTTCCGTAACTTCTGCGCTAGTTAGCGCGTGAGTCATTGCCAGAGAAGCGCGAATAGCGCGAGGGATATCACTCTCTCGCGTTGCTTGCAGTACTTCTAGTTCATGCTCTTGCGCCAGTAGGCGCCAGTAATTTAATCGGCTAGACATTGCTCTTCTCTCCCTTGTGCGCGCATTCGTTGACTGGTAAAAGACAGTCCCCGCAATAGGGGACGGGGCGTGGACAGTCTTCGTAGGGAAAGTCTTCTTGCTCCTCGCATAAGCACCAGTTAAAGCGCTCTACCTGCGTGGCGTGGGTAAGTTCGGCTAGTTCGCTCCATGTCATAGATTCCTGGCTCATGCGTTAACCTCTTCTTGTGTCTTAAGTTCTAGGATGATGTTCTCTGCAATTTCGCGCCAGTTGACACGATAGAGCGAGCCGATATCTTTCAACATGTTAAGCCCTGCTTGAGTCATGTCTGCAATATCCGAGAAGGCTTCATCAAATAAATTTTCGATAGATTCTTCTAAGCATTGCACGGCGCCGCTTTCAGGATGCTCCTCTAGGGTATTGCGTGCCATGTCCTGCACCATGTCGTAAAGTCCCCGCTCATTATCTAGCCAGAGATTAGCAGTCCAAGTCTCGCGGTTCCACCACCCGTTATATTCTTCGCACATTGTTTAGCCTTTCGTTAGTAATTCCCCGATAGGTTCGAGGCCACCCCCTACGGTATAGATACCGTAAGGGATAGTCAAGCACCTAGCGAATTATTTCGTATTTAATTATTCTCCACTCCATCACTCGAAGATAATTAGTTAAAAAATTTATATTTTGAAACCCCTCTCTCTGTGTATATTCGCGCCCCGTGTCGTGCCACTCTGGCGCGTAAGTAATTAGTGCCTCGAAGTGCTCGGTCATTTATTTATTCCCTTCGTAACGTAGGAGTTGGCAGGAGTATCCATCTGGTGACTGGTGACAGTTGCCGTAGACGGGGTGGTGAGTTGCGAGGTATACGCCCCCCGCCGTGATGACGGCGAGGGCTAGGGTTAAGGCTTTAGCCTCAAAGTAGGCGATTCTTCCTGGGTTCTTCATGCGTCTATCTCGTGTCCATTTTCGTCTTGATAGATAGTGCTATCTGCTACATCATGGGAGAAATCTTCTTCCACCCATGTTTTTATTCTTTCCATAACCATTTCTAGCGTTATTTCGTGGGCTTCTAATTCCTGTTCAGCCATAAGGGTTTCAGCCACCTCTTGGACGTCATAAGAAATTACTTTTATTGCGTTAATGCGTTCTGGTAATTGAGTGGCTAAGGCTTGCAGGAGGCTAATCTCGGACATGTTATGCCACTTCCTTCTGTGCATTGATAATGACGGCGCGGGCTTCCTCGATGCTCTCGGCGTAGCCAAAATAGTCGTGAAATCCCACTTTATACTGGTAGCGGTACGCCATCCATCCATCTTGGTTAGTAGGCTCTATCTCGTAGTTACCGATAATCTTCGGCTCTGACTTCTTGCCGTGCTCTTCGTCTAGTCGCTTGAAAGTCTGCTCGATGTCGAAAGTATTTTTACTCATGTTATGCCACCTTTCCGACGATGATGCGAGCCTTGTAATCCTTTAGAGCGTGAGCAAGGAGAGCCTTAGCCCTTTCCTTGCCCATGCCGTTAGTCTCTAGGTAGATTCGATTCTTGCCGAATAAGTGGAAGGCGTACCATGCCCCGCGGTCAATTTTCTCAATTCCGAAAGGGTGGCCTTCCACCATATAGGTCTCCCATGCGCTAGCGTTATCTTTAATTAGTTTCATTTTCTGAACCTTCCTACAAGATAAGCGCGTGTCTCGCGCTTATAGTGTAATTATCGGGGTTAAGCCATGGCGTGTCAATAGATAAACACGCTCGAGATTATAACAATTTGGTAACGGTTTACTAGGTAAGAGAATGTCCAATATGTCCGATATGTCTAGCATGCCTGTTATGTCTGTTATGTTGGGTATGTCCCGTATGTCCGCTATGTGATAGTAGCCTGACCTCCGCCGTATAACAACTCTTCCCGCCCGTCTTAAGACATATTATCGGCACGATACGGGAGAAGTCTGCCCGATTACGGGAGATTAACGGGATGCAACTGGTAAAGGTAATCTAATTATTAGGGGCTCTGACGTTATAAATCAACGGGCGCACGGGGTCGAGTGTTAGACTTTACGGGCTAAAATGTCTATAGTACTACCCGAGGGTTTTAACGTAGACGGGCGTACTATGCCGACTATCAACCAAAATATTTTATATAAATATAGCCCCCTAAAAAGTATAACCGCAGGTCAGAGACATATTACTCTACGGTAATATAGATTGTGACTAACATCACACACCAAAAAGCGGAGGATAAGGTAAAAGCACCACCTTAATATATATAGGGGTTAAATTAACTTACCTCTGTCATTACACCGAGCGAGTCCCTAACGAGCGAGGTGTGGTTACCTCCTTGGGGTCGGTAACCTGAGGTTACAAAAGGTTACCCGTTGGCACCCTAGGGGTGCCCCGTGTTTATCCATAGCATGACCCATAAGGGCATGCTTCGCAGTGGGATAATTCTAATAGTACCCATATGCAAATTCCGGACCATTAGCGAGATAGAGGTACGCGCTTGGCCAAGCCACAGAGCAATGCCTACAAGTTAGCCGAGGGAGCCACGCTCTCTGCTCCCGAGGCGAAGAAACGCCTCCTCGCCCTTATTGAAGATGGCGTTACAGTCGAGGACTCCTGCCGCGCCGTAGGCAAGTCAGTCAAGTCTTATGAGTACTACCGCAGCAGCGACCCCCAGTTCAAAGAAGCAATTGACCTTGCTAGGGTAATTAAACGCCGAGCAGGTAAAGTTTCTGACGATGACCAGAACATATCCTTTGAAGATTTTAGGGCTAAGTACCTAAGTAGCCAAACTTTCCCACACCAAAGAAACGTCATCTCTTTGCTGGAAGAGGGGCAGCCTGCTTGGCTGCACCCTAATATGACATTTGAGCAGGGATTTAAAAACTACGTTCTCTGCAACATGCCCCCTGAGCATGCTAAGTCTATGACAGTGAGCATTGACTATGTGACCTATAGGATAGTCACAGACCCAAATGTAAGAATCAAACTGGTGTCCAAGACGGCTACCATGGCCAAGGAGTTTCTTTATGCTGTTAAGCAAAGACTCACCTCGCCTCAATGGGCTGAACTTCAAAGACGTTATGCTCCTGTTGAGGGCTTCAAAGCAACTGCTGAAAAGTGGACCCAAGACGCAATTTACATTGAACGTGACTCAGGTGAAAAAGACCCTACTCTTCAGGCGTTGGGTATGCTCGGTCAGATATATGGTGCACGTGCTGACCTCATCATCTTGGACGACTGCGTTACTCTTGCAAACGCTAACGAGTACGAAAAACAAATCCGATGGATTCAACAGGAAGTATTAACTCGTGTTGGACCAACAGGCAAAATTCTTGTAGTTGGTACTCGCGTTGACCCAATAGACCTTTACCGCGAGATGCGAAACCCAGACCGTTACCCTGAAGGGGTATCGCCTTGGACCTACCTTGCTATGCCAGCAGTACTAGAGTTTGCAGATGATGCAAAAGACTGGCACACGCTATGGCCTATGTCAGACCGTCCTTGGAATGGTGACGAAACCTTGGCTGACGTTGATGGCCTATACCCTAGATGGGACGGAAACAACCTTAAACGCCGTCGTGGAGTTTTAGACCCAAAGACTTGGGCTATGGTTTACCAGCAGCAAGATGTTGAGTCTACGGCAATCTTTGCCCCTGAGTCAGTACGCGGTTCTGTTAATGGCTTAAGACAGGTTGGCCCTATCAATAAGGGCATACCAGGCCACCCAGACCTAAGAGACCAGTACGTAGTCTGCTCAATGGACCCAGCCATGTCAGGGGATACGTTCTCCGTAGTGCTTGCTGGCGACAAGACAACAGGCAAGCGTTACTTGCTAGACGCATCACGCATGCCAGCCCCTACGCCGCAGGCAATCCGCGACCTTATATTTAGTTGGACTGAGAAATACCACCCAAAGGTATGGGTAATTGAGAAGAACGCTTTCCAATTGTTTCTTACTCAAGATGAACAAATTAACAAGTTCCTTGCCTCACGAGGCATCCGTCTAGTTCAACACTATACGGGTGGAAACAAAATGGATGCTGAGTTTGGCGTTGCATCCATGTCAATGCTTTTCGGTACGTTGGACAATCAGGGTAAGCATATTAAAGGCACGAACCTTTTAGAATTGCCACGTACCGATAACGAACACGTTAAGGCTCTTGTAGAGCAACTTATCACCTGGTCTGCTGGAACTAAGGGTAAACAAGATGGGCCTATGGCTCTTTGGTTTGCCGAGACCCAGATGAGAGATTATATCAACTCAATGGGTGCATATGGTGGCACTTTTGTTAAAAACAAATTCGCCACACGCGGAGACATTGCTCGCCGCAAAGTAGTCAACCTAGAAGAGTACGCAAAAATGCAAGAACAATTAGCAGTCAATGGAGGCACATTCTATGGCAATGGATATAGATGAACTTGGGACCAAGGTCCGCAAGTTACGTGACCATTACCACCAGCGCGATGCGCGTTGGTCTGACCTTCT